AAAATTTTATTTCTATCTTTAAATAAGTCGATTACTATTCTTTCACTTGCAGGTTGATCTGTTAAAAAATAATACGATTCTTTACCTGAAGTACCTACAAACACACTACCAACATCTGTACTTTTAGCACCTACTATCTCATTACCAGATAGCCTTACATATATATTAGATCCGCTAAGGCTTATAAAGGGTATTTCGTTATATTCAAAAGCTGAAAGATTTTCTATATAAGATCTTTCATAAAAAGAGTAATATTTATGTAGGTGATTAAACTTATAAGGTTTAAGATCAAAATAGTTAGGTATTGTTAACCCTGATACAGAATAGAATATATTATTAACACCTTGATAAAACGGAGCTTTATTAGTTATAGTAATAGGCTTTGAAAATTCACCTGCTGATAATGGTAGAGTATTACCTTCTACATCTACTGTAAACGTATTTTCTATATAATCATAAATATTTATATCAGTCGAATAAGAGGCTAATATAGAGTTATTCTCACAATCACTAACTATCATCCTAACTTTATATTTCCCCGGTAACGAGTAAACATGTTTAGCAGTTAAACCTGCACTTACCGTCCCATCACCAAAGTCAAATAACGCTTCAAATTTATTAATATCAGAATAAAAATCTGTAGAAGGTAGATCGGCCTTAAAAGTTAAGGGAGTAATATCGAGATTATAAGAAGAAAGTACACTTTCATTTTTAAAATCCTGTACTTCAAATAGTGCATAAGTTGTATTTATATTACTCATCTATTACTACAATTTTACTAGATAAAGAATTAGGATTAATAAAGTATGGAAACTTAAAATATGGTAACGTTGTGTTTTGATTTACTAACTCTATATCTGCGGTAGGGTATAGAGGGTTATACGCGACTAAAGAAATACCTTTAAAGGAAACATTCTCACTATTATTTCTTGTTTCTATTCTTTTAATACCCTCTATACTTAAGAGAGTTGATGTTAAAGTGTTTAGCGCTAACTCTTGTCCTAAGATATTTACTACCGGATCAAAGAAATTTAAAATAGCAGCGCTTACCTGAGACTTAAGTCTCTCACTGTTTATCTTGTTTCTAGACTCTCTTACAATCACTAACGTTGTATCTTTACTAATTTCTGAAACTACTTCACTTTGATTAGAAATACCTAAATCAAATGCCATATATATTGGATCTCGTGGAACTACTTCTTGCGAAAGACTCTTTCTTTCATTAGCAGAATCAATAATAAGATTTTTAAGAGAATTACTTAAAAATACAGGATAATCACCGTCATTAGTTATTGTGAATCTCGGAACCGTGAATATATTAACGTTATTAAAATCACAACTATCTGCAAAATTAATTTGATTTATTAAAACTCTGTTTGATTTATCCGGATCAACGCAAATATTATAAAAATATTGAATATATTCATTTATAAACGACTGGTTATTAACTACACGCGAATCAATAATTATATTATTGAAACTTTTATCCATAAAGGCTTCATAATCTTGAGTAGAAACTAGTCTTAATTGAGAGTTAAATACCCTTGGAGCGTTTTCTCTAATCTGATCAACAGTCTCTTCCTCTAATACCGGTGAAGAGTTATTAGGGTTATTAAATGTAAGTAAAGAGTTATTAGCTGGTGTAATAAAGGTAGTGGAGTCCTTGTTAGTATAAGTATCGTTAAAGATTTGTCTTTGTCGTGAGCTATCATAAGAAAATAACTTATTACCATTAATTGCGTTTTTACTAATAATACCACGTTGATTGTCAGATAAAATATAATTTACCGATACTATACTACCTTGCGTTAAGATTTTTCCAGAAACACCATCACCAAACTTAATAACAAAATGACCGTTTTCATTAAGTCTCTTTTCAAAAACTCTTTCATTTTTATCTGCAATATAAAGACTATCAACTTCTTTATATTCGTAATATAATTCAGATTCAACTTCCTTAACATATACGCTGATAGTATTATCGGCTATAAATCTACTATCATTACTATCTAATACATTATCTACAACTATATTTAAAGTTTCAAACTCACTTCCTTGTGCTGTGTAATCTGGATATTCACCGACGGCACCCTGATATAGTATGACATTTTCATTTAATACATCTAAACTCTGATCCTTAGCCTCTGATATAGTAAAGCTATAATCTTTAAGCATAGTATATTGTATATTATCTACTAAAAAATATGAATACTTCTTTATGGTGTAATTACCAGTAGTTAATCCGGCTGCCGCTGTTGCGTTAATTGAAGCTAAAGAAGTTTGTTTACCTGACGGTTTGTAGCCAATAGTTTTGACTATCTTATTCATATTCTCATATAACGTCGCTTGATCAAAAGAGACCTCAGTAGCGGTATTGTTGAGATAGAATAATAGTACGTGGTATGAATACGCTACTATATCTATTACAGCGGCTAAATTACTACCTTCAAAATTTTGATCCGTAAACTTTTCATTTTCATTTAATCGTTTTACAATAAAATCTTTTAAACTTACTGCATCAAAAGCTGCGTAAGCATCCTGTGGTAAATTAAAATCCAGAAAATCGTTATTTTTATCAGCCATAATTTTTTAAATGAAGTTATATCCATTACTATTTAATACTGACCTAAGTGAAAGACCGTATACATTTAGTGATGGAACGTTTATTTGTAATTGAATGTTGTATTGTTGCTCATCCTCTAGAGCCTGAACCTCCACTTGTTCTAACTCTATTCTTGGCTCCAAGCTAGGTAACCTACTCTGTATATCTTGTTGTATACTATCTTGTGTAAATACATCTATAGGTTCAAATATATATCTTCTTAAATCAATTCCAAATAACGGATTTAATATTTTTTCTCCAGGTGATGTTAAGAGAGCATTGGCGATACTATTTTTAATAGCCTCTATATCATATAACCCAGCCACATCTTTTAGCTCTTCCTTTCTATTGAGTTGAGCGTTATAAGAGTAAGAGTTCTTTATATCCAAAAATAGATCCTTATAAAGATAATTCTGCTTTATAGCATTTTCATCAGCCTTACTTACTGATACAGTATCTATCTTTATTAGAGCCATGTATATATTTAATGGCTACTTCTTTTTCCACTGCTGCCTCTTTGGACCTCTTTTCTTATATTTTTTACCTTTAATCTTTTTACATGCAGCGTGAGTCGGTCTACACGCAGGATATGAAGAACCTTTCTTACCTGCCTTCTTTCTTCCACAAGGCCCTCCTGTCTTGCAGTTGACCCAACCTTTAAATTTCTTACCGGTCTTCTTATCTGTACGTGTTTTAAACCAGTCTCTTAAATTTTCTAATAGCTGCTTTTGAGTCATTTTATATTACCTCCACGGTTAACGCATTTCTGAACATAACCAGATGCATAAGCTGACGGCCATACGTCATACTTACGTTTAGCTTTAGCCTGACACTTAGCACGAGTCTTAGATACCTTTTTCTTCGTTTCAGCATCCTCTTCCTCACCCTCAGACCTCTTCTTCTTACCACCCTTCATATTAGCACACCAATGATACATCTTACCTTTCTCCCCACCATACTTCTTAGCCCTCTTACGAAGCTCCGTTACAGAGCCCTTACAGCTAGCCCCTGCTCGCTTAACACGACCAGGACTACTTTCTGCATCTTCCTCATCAGAATGCTTAGTCTTATTAAGCTTTTTGCCAGCCTTTTTAGCTGCCTTATAAGCCTTACTACCCTTACGGGCACTCTTACCACCACGCTTCTTCTTAGCGTTGATGTTTTTCCATAAGCTTTCTGTAAAATATTGTTTAAAAGTATTCATTACCACTTCTTACACGACCAATACCTTGCTTTTGTTTTAGGTCCTGGATTATCACAATTATGTCTAGCTCTGAAAGACTTACGAGCTTTAGGATTACTCTTACGAATTTTCATGGTCTTCTCACCCTTACGTTTAGCCGATGTACCACCATGACCGAAGTTAACCTTCTTAACGTTACCTGATTTAGGATCCTTTACATATACTTTAAACTTCTTAACATCACCACGAGTTGGTTTATTAAGTGAAACTTTACGTCCTCTATATTCAGCATCTTCTTCCTTATCCTTTCTTGAATCCGGACCTAATCCTCTACCATCTCTCCCTATCTGCTCACCTTGCTCTTGTTGAGCGAGTAAAGCCAAACCGGTAAGACCCTTCTTCTTTTTCTTACCCTTCTTACGTTCTTCATTGTTCTCTCTAGGACCGT